ATCGAAGTTGCTTTGATTTGGCAAACGTTTAACAGTGCTGGCGAAGTTGCAGACATCTTCCCCTTAACGACCCAGCCCATCTTCTACGGCCAAGGCACTGTCGGCAAGGTTTACCTAAATCGCCCCTTACTCACGGCCTACCTGGCCAGTCAGGAAGATGTTCGGGCTCGTGCGCTGCTTGCTATTCGTTCTGACAACCCTGTTCAGATCGCTCCTTTGACCACCCTCTGCACCATTAACCGCTAATCGCCATGACCATCCGTATCGTTCGCAACAGTGACGGCAACTGCATCACTTTTGAGGGGACAAGCAGCCCAGCCTACTGGAACGCTTGCCTTTCAGCTGAAGTTGACGCCACATACCCCTCAAAGGTCAATATAATCAATGACATTGCGACCGCACAAAGCGGAACCACTGTCTACGAATTTTATCAGATCGACTACACAGAGTTCTCCGATGCCGACAACGTGGCCTTCGGAACAGCCGCCGATGCAGCTGCCTACATTACAGCTCAAGGCAATGTCAGCCTAGTTCCCTCTAATCCTGTCTATCAGGGAGTCTGGAACGCTGATACCAATACCCCCACGTTGACCTCCAGTACCCACGCTGGAATTGCTGGCGATTTCTACATTGTCACAGAAGGTGGTGCAACTTCTATCGATGGCACCAACCTTTGGCGTCGCGGTGATCGCATCATCTGGAATGGAACAACCTGGGACAAGGTGTCGTCCACAACCATCGTGGACGCCAACACCCGAACCGTGCTCCTTAATAGCGATCAGACCGTTTTCGCTGATGGCGAATTTGCTACTGCTGATCCCGGCGGTGCTGCTGGCTGGTATTATCGCAACACAGCTGGCAACAAGATCAACTGGTACTTCTACGGCGATACCCCTACCACCGACTACACCCTGGGCGATTTCGGCGGGGCCTACTTTGTTGTTGATATCAAGACCGTGGGCGCCATGCCCTATTGGACTGTCTACACCAAGCCTACTGGGACTGGTGATGCCTCCTGGTACAAGTCTCGGCTGAACTATGTTGACGAGGCTGGCTCCGCAGCATTGGCGGCTGGCAAATACCTGTTCCACACCGCTGGCTTTGATGTTACTGGCATTGAGCCAACCCTGCCTCGTCTGACCCTTCCGACTGGTGGACCTAACAACGCAGGCCCACAGGCTGCCGGTGAAGAGCTGTGGCTGATGGCCTTGAGCACCTCCAGTGGCTACCCCGAAGGTACCAACGAGTTTACTATCGAGAAGGTCGGTATCAAGCTGGGTGCCTACATCAACGCCTACGATCTGGCGAGTGTTCCCACTCTGCCTCCCGCCTACTCGACGTACTATCGTGGTGCATTTTCTGGGACAGCCAACTTCCCCGCGACCGGTCACCTCGATGAGTGGCTGATCGAGACCGTCGAAGACAAGATGTACGTCTGGGATGTCGAAGGTGGCACCTGGGTTAAGACCGGGACCGAGGCCGTGGCTCCTACCGCTGCCGTTAACGACTATCCCTACCAGTACGTCTACAGCTCCTTCGATGGATCTGGCTATGGCTTCGAGAACGCTTATCCCGAAGGCAACTGGATCAACACTCCTGACGGCAAACTGCAGTCCACTGGTGGTAGCGGCGACATCTTGTCCCGTCAGATTAAATTCGCCACCCTGAAGACTCCTGGTGACGAAGTCACCTTCCAGTGCTCCAATAACACCAGCGTCTACTACCGTTACGGTTTCTTTGGTTTGGTTCCTGGCACTGACAACTCTACCCTTTCCTGGAAGGTCGCAGGTCAGCCCGCCAACGGCGTCACCTGGATGGTTAGCGATTCCGCTGACTATGCTCTGATCGAGTTCCAGATGTCCTACATGGAGCCCTACTTCGGTGGCACCACCTACGGATACAATCTGACCGGTCGCCGCAACTCTACTGGTATCGGCTACACCGGCAACGCTGGTGAGCTGCCTGTCACCTTCCGTGTTGCAGACGACTATCGCATCGAGGTCTTCATCGACGGACACTACCACGTTCGTACCGAAGTCGTTCCCGCCAGCGGCGTGGATATTTACTACCACGCATACGGTCAAACCGGTCGTATCCTGGATCAGCCTACCGGATCTGGCTCTAACATCCAGGGCGGTACCGCACCTACTGCCTCTGGCGCTCACTACTACATGAGCGACGCCGTTCCTTCTCGCGTTGAGGCTACTATCCTTGCTTCTGGCAACGGCTATTGGCTATATTCTGACACCGAGCCTTCTGGCCTGGGCTACAACGTTGAGCTGAGCGACAACGAAGCTTCTCAAGCCCGCTGGTCCCGTGTATTCATCGACTACACTGGCATGACGCTTCAAGAGCGTGCAGACGCAACCCTGCCTATCGTCACTGCAGACGAAACTGGACTGGATCGCGTCGAGTTCCTTGCTCGTGGATATTTCCATAGCCTGGACATGACCGTCGAGGAGATCGGTGCTAAGATGGCCCTGTTTGGCCCTGCGCTGAACGCTGCCACTGCTGGCTCTGTCGAGGTTTGCTTGGCACAGCTTCAGGCACTAACTCTCCCTGTCTCCGGTGGTGGTGAAGTCCTGGACTTCAACCCTTACTACTCCGGCTATCGGGCTGGTGGCACTAGCGACACTCGCGCCAACATTCCCACCAGTAGCCAGACTCGCGCTGATTACGGTATTACCGGGCTGCGTTTCTGGGGTCAGGGCACTAGCCTGGGACAGATGGAATTTTACTTCGATTCCAACAACCAACCCAACGCTGCTCTGGACTGGGCTAGCCAGTCTCGTACCATTACGTTCAACGTTCCTGGCTCTGCCGAGGGCTTTGAGGGCACCTTTACCCTGGATCCTTCCGAGGTTGTCTACCAGTCTGGCAGTCAGGTGACCTACAGCAACCCCGACGGTGGTAACTGGAACCACGTTGACGTTGAGGCTATGGCTGAGTGGGCTACAAGTGAAGGCCTGGCCTCTGGCTTGGCTACGGTCGCTTTCGAGGTTCCTGCCCCTACCAGTCCCGCACTGGCACTGGGTGAGGGAGATGTCGTCAACGAGCTGATCAGCATCCTGCAGGAGCACCTGCAGAAGTTCCCACGCTGATCGAATTCCCAACATTCGGCAAACTATGGGGTCTTTATAGGCCCCTTTTTTTATGGCACACCTCAAGAAGCTGCCGACATATTTTGTTCGAGGTAGCGAGCGTCGTACGGCGTACTACACGATTCAGGCAAGAGAGCTTCGCGAAGCTGGTTTTGTCGAGGAAGGTGAAAAGGCTGAAGCTCGCAAGCCAATTGAAAAGCAGCCTGAGATTATCGTCGAAGCTGGCACTACTGCCTATGACTCTACGGATGCCCTGCAAGAGCCTCAAGCTGAAGATGGAGACCTTGACAGCATGACCAAAGCCGAGCTTCTTGACTGGGCTATGGACCAAGGTCATGACCTTAAGAATGCTCTCCCCAAGGCAGAAATTTTTGCAGCTTGCAAGGAAATCGAGTCTTCTCTGTAATTCTCATGGAACTCTAAGATATGGAAATCAATTACTCCTCTGGCCCCCGATATATCGATGGTATCAACATTGATGCTGACGTAAGCGCTAGCGAGCCAAAAATTGTTACTGAGCAAGAGATTTCTGATTCCGTTACGGGCCTCAATGGTCTCGGTTACCAACCAGGACAGGAGAATAAAGATGGCTCACCTATGTGACTGCGAATACAAAAAACAAGCTCGAATGGCCTTGATCTCATATTCTATGGTTTCTTTCGCTTTTGGATGCTTTGTGGGTGCTGCTTGTATAGGTTCTTGGAGTATTTTTTCAGGTAACCTAAGCCAAGACTGCTCGACCCCACCGTGCCTGAATACCTCGCCGGAATTATGATTACGGCCATCCTTGGCTGGGGAGGATTTACCTGGCGGAAGGCCGAGGATGCTATAGCAAACTCAATCAAAGCCAGCGATCGAGTTGATCGACTGGAGGTAAAAATGGCTGAAAATTATCTTACTAAGGACGAGTTTCAAGCTGGAATGGATCGTCTTTTTGTGACCCTCGGGGAAATGAAGGGTGGCATGCAATACTTGACAGAAAGAGTCGACTATCATGTCACAGAACAAGCAGGTGAAAGTAAGCAATTGAAGTCGGAGCTTGAGCGGCTTCGTCATCAAAAATAAAAAAAAGGAGGCTCGAAAACCAATGGCTACCAAGAAACGCTCGTCTGCCGACTTTTATAAGTCAAACCCTGAGGCTTACAAGAAAAAACTTGCTTACGACAAGAAGCGTAATGCAAAACCTGGTCGCAAAAAGTACCGTGCTGAGCTAGCAAAAGAGCGACGGGCTCGGGGTATCATGGGCAAAGGCGGCCCCGACGTCAGTCATGCAAAGGGTGGAAAGTTCAAGCTGGAGAATGCTAGCAAGAACAGAGCCAGGAACGGACACGGTAAGAATGCTCGCCTAGCAGAAGGTGGAGCAAAACGGAAGTCTAAGCCAGGCTACAAGCCTCGTTCTAAAAAGAAAAGCTAATGTCACTCTACAAAAACATCAACGCCAAGAAAAAGCGTATCGCTTCTGGCTCTAAGGAAGAAATGCGTAAGCCTGGTGCTAAAGGCGCTCCTAAGGCTTCTGCATTCAAGAAAGCTGCTAAGACAGCTAAAAAGCCCGTTGGTAAAAAGCCCGCCGCTAAAAAAGGCGACAAGAAGATGCCTGCTTTTCTCAAAAAGAAGAAAAAGTAATGGCAGCTAAGAAGCGAACTCGCAAAAAAGGCCCCAACCTATCTGTAGGCAGGGGCGAAAAGCGCTCAGTAAAACAGGGAGGTGGGCTTACCGCCAAGGGCCGCAAGAAGTATAACGCTGCAACGGGATCTAATCTCAAGGCACCGGTTACAGGCAAGGTCAAGCCTGGTAGTAAAGATGCTAAAAGGCGCAAGTCCTTCTGCGCAAGAAGCAAGAGCTGGACTGGTGAGCGTGGCAAAGCTGCTCGCAGCCGTTGGAAATGCTGAAGAACAAAGCTACTTGGGCCTTTGGAATGCTTGCCTTTTTGATGGTATTCCATCTTTCATTCCTGGGCCTAGGAGCTGCTGGTTGCAGAACTCTTATCCTCAGGGGTCGCGAAAGCATACCTGAGCAATGCACTAATAGCACAGGCATACTTCAAAGAGCAGCTGAAACATACATTGCAATTATACTAGCCTTAATGGCTCCCATCAACGGTAAGTAATCATGCCTTTACCACTTTCAACGGCTAGAGCTGCAAGCAAAAAGAAAGCCCCCAAGAAGGGAGCTAAGAAATCAACCAAGAAGGGATCTTGTAATTGTTCCAAGGGCAAGAAATAAGAATATACCTCCAACGATAACAGTGCTCCAGCTTCGATGCTTGACTGCACTTGGAGCAAGAAGTAACTCCCCTACAACAGTGCAACAGGCCCCTTGTAGTACCATTCCTCTGTCAAAGAACAGGTAGGTGCCAATAAAACAGACGTTAGCCAGGTGGCGCAGGTTGTCACGCCAGTCGGTTTGATAGTTCATGCGTATGGCCACGATGGGTGGACATCACCTTGCCAATCGTCTTCATCCAAAGGCGTTTTGGCTACATATTCTCGCAAAGCTTGTTTCATCTCTTCTAGAGTGATTCCTAGATCGCGAGCCATTAACAGAACGTTATTCTGACCCCTGTAGAGGATCTGTACTGCCTGGTGCATTGTCAGTGTAGGTGGAGCTGATGCCAATAGGGCCTCCTAGGGGCGTTTCACCCTTTTCTTTTTCCCAGTATATCGGTTTCGTCAATTCAACAGGATTAGGGTTCAACTCTTCAATCTGCTTGTCGACGTCGCTCATTGTGACATCTGTTTTGTATTCTAACCAGTAATCAAACCAATTAGAATGAACCCTCTGAAGCCACGGGTTATCTCGGTAGTACCCATGATCCCAGAGGATTCTGATGATCTCAACCGCGAGACCTTGCAAGATCACTTTTTGTCAGTGTCAGAAGAGTGAGGGAAAGCAACGCGAAGTGCTTTGATAATAGCGTCTACAAGACCGTTACCGGCTAAGGGAGTGAAGGGCAGGATTTCGGACGCAATGAAAAGGGTTAGGCCCAGGATTACGGTGACTTCCATGTTTTTTTTTGGATACTGGCCTAGAATACCTACATCGGAATCCTAGCTGACTGCTAAGACGCTATGAAGACTTCTCCTGCTGGTCTTGACCTTATTAAAGAGTTTGAGGGTTTAGAGTTAACTGCCTATCCTGACCCAGGAACAGGAGGCGATCCCTGGACGATTGGTTATGGTCACACCGGACCAGAAGTCAAGCCTGGACTTGTGATCAATATTGAACAAGCTGGAGCGTTATTAAAAAAAGACCTTGCAAGGTTTGAGGAGGCCGTGAATACGCTGATCACTGTTGAGCTAAACCAACACG